CAGATTTGTTGGAATATAATAAATGGAAACTTTCTAAAAGAAAAGGTATTAACGCTTATTACCAAGACCCTTAGACATAATTATCTGCCAATCTTTACCGTGTCTCTTCCTCATTTTCTGCCAGAATGGATCTGCACCAAACATACCACCTTTTTTGTTATATTCCTTCGTAACGTCTGCTATTTTCCTATGACATTTCTGACAGAACCTTGCATTGATCTGTTCAAGATGAAATTTATATTCACCACAGAAAAAACATAATCCATAAATCTTATCAACTACTTTTGCTAATAATGGTTCTCTACCACGCTTGCCTGCACAATCACCACATATATCAACTAATGTAGCAGAAGATGCATCTTTTTTAAAGCAGTTAATGCAAATAGCTTCCTTGTATTCATTAACACGGGTATATTCATTTGCCTGATGTTTTTCCCATAGTTTTTTTCCAATATCTTGACCACCAGTGTCAACATTTAATTTAGTTGCCATTAATAGTTAGCTAGCCTTAATTTCTTTATTGCGTTCTGCAAAATAACATATGCGTTTGTGCAACTGTAACCTGTAGTGCAAACTTTAGGAATTAAGTCTATTACCTCCTTTGCTGATTCTAAAACCATATCATATCTTTCTGGCTTTTGTATTTCTTTAGTAGTGTGATAATTTTCACCTGAATCAACCTTAACTTTGGCTGGACTACTCTTTGTTATCTTTTTCTTCCTCTTGAATACCATCTTCCCACCTCCTTGTTTCACTTAGTTCATTTTTGATAATTTCTCTTGCCTGTCTAACTGTAACTCCAGCATATTTTCGTAATTCCTCAACTGTTTTCTTTTTTGTCCAATTAAAGTTAATAGAACTTTGTAAAGTGTCTTTTACCATTTCAAAGTTGGCTGGATTTATTCCATCACCAAATTCACTCTCTTTTAATTCTAATGCTTTTTGTTTGGCACCAGGTTTCTTTTGTGGTGCTCCTTGAAGCATTCCACCTTCTCTTGATGGTCTTTGATGCTTTGGTTCACCTTCAAATCTCTGTTGTTCCTCTTGTGGTGCTGCTGTACCTCTTCCACGACCACCTGGTTTCATTGTATTTTGACCTTGACCTTCTGCCATCTCTCTTACGCCTATAACTGGATCTTTTGAAACCTTGAACTCTCCTGTATGTGTTCTTCCTATCTCAAATCCTAATCCTTGTAATGCTTTCATATTTTCTATCTCTACACCTTGTATCTGCAAATCTCTTAACTTGTCTGTTTCCTCACCAGTCTTAAGTCTTAGTTCCCAATCTTCAACACCGTTCATTAGTGCTAGTTTACTTAGAAATGATTGTAAAAGAATGTCTTGACCCCATTTTACAGCTCTGTTTGTGATTGTAACTTGTAATCCTTCTTGTGACCAACCAGTTGGTAGTTCACCAAAGTATAATGGTAGAACACCATAGATTGCACCTATAATCATTCTTAATTCCTTTCTTATAGCAGTAAATTCTAATTCTTTCAATGAACCAGTAAAGTCAATCCATTGAGCCATATTTTTTCCACCCTTATCTGATTCAACTAATAGTGGGTGTATCATGTATGGGTCTTCTGTTGCCTTTTGTTCTAATGCATCCCATGACTTTCTAAATGTTTCATAGTTACGAGAAGCAATTACTAACATACCTCTAGGTGGTCGCATCTTGTCAAAGTATTTTCTAATATACTCATCCATATGTGATAACGCCATTACTTTAGACCATATTGCGTAAATTGGTGAAAATCCATAAATTAATCCTGGTTTGTATTTTCCAGCCTTCCATAATAATTCTCCTTCTCCATACACAACTCTCTTTGGCTGTGGTATACCTACAGAATAAACTGAGTTAACTTCACATACAGCTTTTAATGCCTTTGTTCCACAACGATCACACACATTTTGTGTAAGTCGTTTATCACGATGCTCAAACTTTGGGCACACGTAAACAGCATTGTGTTTATCATCATAGCCAATTCTTCCGTCTGAATCTGCAATCATTGCCACTTGTGGTGGATCGACACGCAAAAGTTCCTTAACCTCTGTTTTTTTAGGATCTATTTCGCCTGTCTTATCATTTATGAAATAATTCTTCAAAATTAATAAATATGCGTTGTCTGCAATCTCAAGATCTCTTTCCAACTGCCTTGTGATATCCTCAATTGTTTGTTGGTTTCCATTAACTGTATGATGTAACAAATCTTCTAAAAGTTTTCTGTTCTGTGGTTGTGGTCTTAATAATTTATCAGATCCACAATTATCACATTCCATTTCTCCAGAAACTTCATTTGCTTTGTTTAATGCATCTGATCCTATTGTTGGGCTTGAATCGTTAGATTCTTGTGGCTGATCATCTGGAATAGATCCTTTTAGTGGTTTGTATTGGAATTCTTTTGCACAAACCTCACATTTATACTTCCATTTTTCAACTATCTCAAATCCATTCTTGAATATCTCTCTGTTAAGTGTCTCTATAGGAATTCGTAATGAATCAACATTATCAGCTAATTCGTAAATCATAATTAATGGGAACGGAAATATAGGTAATTTAGCACCTGTATCTGTAGACATATAAGGCTGGGCTATGCTTGGTCGTACTGTAGAGTTAGTATAAGACTTATTTAACTGTGTTAGATTTTTGAATATATTCTTAAATGAATCTCCTACTCCCATAGGTTTATTCTAAATAACCACAATATAAACTTTGTTAATGTTTTGTTAATAAAGTGTAACGTTTTTTAGGTGCAATCGCATACTTTATTATAGCATTCTACACATTTTGCCTCTGAGGTGCATTTGTTTTTCTTTTCAGCAATAGGAAATACTTCCTCTGCTTCATCATCAATTTCTATAGACATCAGTAACCTTATAATATACTGATATAAATAGATATCGTGGGAGTGGTGTGAGCTTGCATATTTCATTGAAAAGGACTACTTTGGCTAAGTAGCTCCCACAAAACTATTTATAAATACAAATTAAATAAAACTATGGATCATATTATCTCAGATGGGGCTAGATTTACCCTAGAAGCATTTAAACTTAAACAAGCACCATTACCAAGTGTTTCACGAGAAAACCAGGAGGTATTTCTTGGAACTATCGCAGGGTTACTTGAAGCAATGGGTGATATAATACGAGAAGAAGATCCAGCATTATACCAGAGAATAATCAACGCATTAGAAAAGTTGGCACTGAAATAATATGGTCGAATTAGAAGTCGAAGACTACAACGAAATTATAGACTGGTTTACTATTGCGTTCGGCTCGAAAGATGTGTCAACGATCTCAAAGAAGGCAAAGAAGACGTTTTGGAAACTTACGTTCCTGGCAGAAGACAAGATAAAGGACAAAGAGTCAGAAGAGTAAGATTTATATGGGGTTATGTAAATGAAATCACATGAGTCAAAAAAGATCAAACGAGATTATCAATTTATTAGAGCATTGCACTGCGTGGATGGACAAATTAAAGGCAGAGTTGGAGGAAATGGGTACATTGAATTTTAGGTGTCCAGACTGCAAGTGGACATTCAATGGGGATATTTCAAAAATTTATGTTATATTAAAACATAGGAAATCTCACGATTGAAATACACTTGTAAGGTATGTGGGTGGATTAAGGAAAATCAACCACATTATTCGACTACGGATACTGACTTTAAAAAAATACTTGAACATGAGCGTACTCATAAAAAGGAACTAAAATTAACACCAAGTGAGGATGACTTGTAAATGGGAAAGGATGAAGACAGGCATTTGGTTGACTATGAAAAATATAGGGATTCATTAAAAAATACACTAAAGGATAAAAAGGATACATTATATTATAAGTGGCTTGAATATAGGCTTGGAGCTGTGGAAAGATGTATACAAGGTGTAAAGAATGCTAGGGAATAAACAAATAGCAAAGGTATTATGTGTTTGCTGTGGGGAATTCTTTAGCGACCATACAAAGCGTGGTCTTATGAGGTGTTTGTTTAGAGTTCAAGGAACAATGGTTTCAGATGGTATTCAGGGGAAAATAGATGATCTGCCAGAAGTGCAAGAAAAATAAAGCAAGCATAGACTGCATGAAGGTAGGATTGGACTATTGTAACAATTGCTTTAGGTCTACAAGATGGGAATATGGATGATAAAGACACCTTCCACCGAGATCTTAAGAAAGGTAAAGAAATAGAGCAACTGGTTTTAAAATTTGTAAAGTCCGTATATGACGATGCATATATTGTAGACGGTTATTGTAAGGAATGGGATATTTATATCCCCTCGCGTAAATTTGGAATAGAGGTCAAATCAGACCTTATGAGTCGTAAGACTGGTAATATTGTCGTAGAAACGTCATTCAACGGTAAGCCTTCGGCTTTAGAGACAACTAAGGCTAGACTATGGGTTTTCTATACTGGTGATAAATTGATATTCACTACCCCCGAAAATATCAGAAAGGTTATTGACAAGAAGAAACTCCGTGAAGTTTCGTTTACTGGTAGGGGTGATAGTGTGTCTAAGACAGCGTTCCTCGTCAAACAATTTTTCTTGGAAGAAGTAGGATTTGTATGTGCCCCAGATTTGTATCTATATAAATCTTTTAATTTTGACTTTTCTCTATAAGCACTAGGTCAACCAGGGAACGATTCTAGACAGTATGGAACAACTTTCAGGCGTGATTTTTACTAGTAATATTAATTGCTTATATGCTAGTATGAGTATTTGCTGGTATGTTCGGTAAAAGCAAAACACAAGAACAAAAAGAACTTGAGAGAGTAGAAAAACTTTCTTATGCCAAATCCCAAATCGAATATTGGGAGGGAATCAAGGAATTTTATTCTCTTGAAAGTTCAACAGTAACTCAAGAAGAAAAACCAAAATTTGAGAATGTTCTTATTCACACAAGAACAGAAACCGAGAAACCAAAAGAGCCTAGTATAGTTAGTGAACTTGAAAATAACGCTATGACTCTTAACTATGGTAAGAGTAAAATCGGTAGAAAAGATTGGTTCTTCATGGGCTACACATTCCCAGCCTCATTTAAAATGAGGGGGGCAATGGTAAGTAACACAAGGTTATTTATTCAAGGGTCAAAAGATATGACCGAGAAAGAATTGATAGCCAAATGGTCAAAGAAAGTGTTAAAGAAATTGCCTAAGGGTTTCTCATTGGGGGGTCAAAGATATTGACCCCTCCTTTTTTTACTATGAAACATACACAAATAACATCTAATGTAGTGAGGGAGTTATTCAGCAAAGAACTAACAAAGTGTCTAGTAACTGTTGATGTACCTTATCAATACATACGAGAAGACAACACAATAGACGTTAAAAAAATGGGTAAAATATCCATTAATATTAACGGTAAGTTCAGCCTACGACAAGCCAATAAAATAACA